GAGAAAATCTCCTGTTCTTAACTGATCAAAAGATATTGATGTTTTGCTATCACCATCATCTGATATGGTTTCGATTCTAACCATGTCACCGACACTCGCTTTAGAGACAATGAATCCTGCTCCCGGCACAGTCACTTCAAACATATTTTTATACAACATGTTTCTTATTGAACGGTTGGTCACCTTATTCGTGAAACTACTTGGTTTCATCTCATCGTGATAACTTTTGAATGTACCATATGTACCAGTAGATGTTATTTGATGGAAGATCTTGGCGTCCATCTTGTTAACAAGTTTATCGTCCATTTTAAAATTAGTCGGATACACATTCTGTTCTTGGTTCTCTTTTATCACACCTGTCTTGGTTAGATTTGCAAGTGCATCCGTGATATCAAAACGTTCCGAGGATATTTGACCTGTACCTAAATTTGTGTTATTATAGGTTGAACCAACACCTCCAGACATCATTTGTTTTAATGTGTTCTGTAGTTTCGCCGCTCTCATAGTTTGAATTTGGAATGTGCGGTGTATCGGAGATTTGTTCTCTGTCTTTTTAACGTTGGATGGCGAGTACAAGTAAGGTAGTTCACTATTCCAAGTAGTCTGTTCTAACATCTTGTCTAGAGAACCAAGTCTCATATTAGTGTCGTGGATAGATGCGTATAAGAACAACGGACAACCACTTACTGTTGTCGCACGATCTCTCAACCAATCACATGCCTCAAGAGGATGCATATAGGGTATCAACACTTTAATGTTGTTTTGAATAGAAGGATGTAAGTACGAAAGATCTACATCTTTATTGAGATCTTGTCCACATATCTTAGTGATCTCTTTTTCTATCGTGTCAGTAACAGTACGACTTATCTTCTTGGACTTACTCAAGAATGCGTGTTCGTCCATCAACGTAAATAGATAAACACTCGCCTGACCAGCATCGTTCGATTTAACTACCTGATCGATACTAGTCATGATGAAGAACCGAGTCATTACAGGCACTAGTGTTTTGTCTTCAGATGCAATCTCTATGAAGAGTCTTTCTGATCCTGAGAATGATATACCATCAACGAAACCCTGATCATCTGTTATTGCTACCTGACCAGAGATATATGGTTTTTCCAAACTTTCAAAGAATACCAACTCAATAATGTTTGAATTGACGTGAATGCGATTTGATTCATCATCACCACCCATTACCTCTGACGTGATGTACGCCTGAGTGATTTTATACTGAGATTGGTTCTGGTTTTGTGTACTCATCTATTATTCATCAATTTGTAAAATTCTTTTACCACACTATCAACAGACGTGTCCTTCAGACACTTAATCTGTTTCAACGCATCGTTCTTCTGTTTTAGTCTTTCCAGATTAGTAACCGCAATTAATCCATCGGGAATTACTTTGTCGAACGGATCTACATCCACCCACTCACCAGCTGCATTCTCGTAGTGGTGTACTGCGTTATATTGTGTAGACTCTTTGTGTATTTCCGCAAACACTATCATACCTGAGCCTGGATCTCTGAAGTATATCTGTTCACCTTCTTCAAATACTGAATCATACTCATTATACTTATTAACCCTTGCGGTCAGAACATATTTAAAACCAGCACCTGTTCCGACTTCGAACGGTATGTTTATCAAGTTCGCTTCAGTAGAGATACTACTTAACCTAACTTCCCAACCATAAACCACAACTCCTGAGTTGGTTGGATAGTTCATATCGTATTTCTGAAGAATCCATAGATCAGTAGAATCAAACTTTTCTCGTTCGTGTTCTACTTCTATCGAACCAAAACCATTGGAGTTAACTGTCAGTTCGAACTCTTTGTCGGATGTTATGAACGCATTTGTCGTATCAATAGTTAACTGACCCAAGTCTAGATTACGTTTTACTATAGTACCAACCGTACCCGAAACCTGACCGATCACTTGTCTTCCTACAGAGAAGTCTCTAGGAGGATTACCTGATGCAGTTGCAAGATCGTTTGTCGATGTAACTACACGGTGAGGATAGTATTTCTTCGCCCGATCAAGTACTTCTTCGTTCATCAGAGGCCAACCAGATTCACGTAAGTGGTCATTCATAAGATAAAATGTCCAGTAATACTGAGTGTCGCCATATAACAACAAAGACAAAGTGTCTGGTCGATCACCAGACTTAATCGTATAATCTTCCATAAACGCCTGTTGTGGTTTTACTTGGTCAATTATATCTACATACTGGGTAAGGTTCTGCATAAGAGAATATGAAGTCTCGTCTCCAAACTTATAGTAGATCTTTTCAAATTGTTGGAAGTATTTTGTACTCATTTAGAATCCACCCTCTGAGATATCTTTCTTAGAAAGAGTGACGGTTTCGGTGAAGTTGAGATTCATGTCTACTTCAAGGAACTCGCCGTCATCATGGAACGCCATCTGACTTGCGTTGTATGTGGTATCGACCGAACGTAAGAAACATGGTTTAACTTTATGTGCAATAGTCTTACCATCGTATTCAAACTCAAGGTTAAACTTATTGGGGAACTGATAACCAAGAGACAACTCTTGGCCACCGATAGTTACTGGAATATCTTCGGGATACAATTCACTACGGAAGAATGCAATAATTCTTTTGATCTGGTCTGCTTCTGCTTTAGATCGTGCAATCATCTTGAAGTTGAATTGAAACTCTCGCATGTTAACTTGTTTGAATAACGAGCGTGTGTTTGGATTAGTAGTAACACCAGTCTGTAGTTTAAGACCTGCCGTAACCTCATCACTAAATTTACCTGCCGCTTGTGCCATTCTTACTGTTGCAAGTTTTGCAAGACCGTCATTCGCACCCCCACCACTCATACCTTGTACAAAAGAAGAAACACCATCTGTCATTGCAGCCAACGCAGATGCACCACCAGCGACTGCTGCACCTGTTGATCCTACATCGACATTCTCATATGTAACGTTATCTCTAAACTGTAAACCCTGTGGAAGATATAATAACACTTCGGTGTCAACGATCTGTCTGGGTCTCATACCCATTTCGGTTTCATTCTTAAAACCGTTAAATGCACCCACGTCCTTCTCTAGTTCTTCTAGTTGTGCAGTTACTTCGGACAATGCATCAGTAGAAGTCTTGGTTGCGAATCCACCGTCATCTTTTGCTTCTGCTTTACTTTGATCTAAAAGTTCTTGTCGCTTGTCTTTAAGTGCCGACATATCGGACTTCTTCGAAGACAACACATCTGACAGACCAGTATTGAAATACTGTTCCGCAAAGAGCGTGAATCTTATTCGACCTTTATAATCTTCTTCGTCATGAAGAGGATATTTGAATGTGTTTTTTGCTGGCATAAGTTTTCCACTAAATAGGGTTATTAAAACTACTATTTCTATTTATAAGGATTATATGGCATATTCGGGCAAATTTAAACCTAAAAACCCTGACAAATATTTAGGTGATGTGACCAACATAGTGTATCGATCACTATGGGAAAAGTATGTAATGAAGTATTGTGATAACTCTTCTGATGTCAAAGAATGGGGATCAGAAGAGATCGTTATACCGTATCTATATGAAGTCGATCGAAAGTATCATCGTTACTTCATGGATTTCGTTATTGTCTACAAAAATGGTCAAACCAAACTGATCGAAGTGAAACCTTTCAAGGAAACCCAACTACCCAAGATGAAAGGTAGGCGTACTAAACGTATGTTAACAGAATCATTTACCTATGTCAAGAACCAGAACAAATGGAAGGCGGCCGTAGAATACGCAAAAGATCGGGGGTGGGGATTCGAGATCTGGACAGAGAAAGAGTTAACTGCGATGGGATTGATGCCTAAATCAACAAAACCATTAAAACCTTTCAAGAAACGTAAAAAATAAGTATAAATAGACGTATGAGTAATTTATTTCAAAGACTAGAACTACAGGCATTCCGTGCGGGCATAACACCCCGAACGAAGGAAAGTCGTGATTGGTTCCGACAAAAGGCATCGAATCTGCGTTCGATCAATCGTGAAGCATTGATGAGAGAAGATCCGTTGAAAAAACGTGATGCATCAAAGGCGGATAATCGAGAGTTGATTGGTTCTATGCAGATGTTTTCATATGACCCAAAACATAAGAAGACGTTGCCTTACTATGATATATTCCCATTGGTGATAATCGTTGGGCCTGCAAAAGATGGTTTCTATGGTCTTAACTTGCATTACCTTCCGCCCATTTTACGTGCGAAATTCTTAGATGCATTGATGGACGTGATTGGTACAAAGATGACACAGTCTTCAAGAATGCGGTTGACATATGGTATTTTACAGAAGACCGCAAAGATGCGGTACTATAAACCTTGTTTGAAACACTATCTGACTAAACATGTAAAGAGTCGTTTTGCAGAAGTTCAAACACCAGAGTGGGAAATTGCAACATTCTTACCGACTGCACAGTTCAGAAAGGCAAACTCACAGAAAGTATTCTACGATTCAAGGCAAAAGATAGATGGCTAATAAGGCGAACGTAATTGGTAACATCGAACAACTCAAAACCCTTATGGGTAGGAGTCAGGGTTTTCAACGACCTAATTTATTCCGTGTTCAGTTGCCACCAATCAATGGTTATGATACCAAAGACCTAAACTTGATTTGTAAAGCAGTAACTCTGCCAGGCAGACAGTTAGGAACTATTGAAAAACAAATGGGTACATTCAAACATGACATTGTGAATGCAATGACTGTGAGTGAAGTTACTATGGTTTTCCACGTACCATCAACACACGTAGTAAAGAACTACTTCGAAGAGTGGCAGAGTGCAGCGTGGTCTAGAGGGGAAGTTGGTTACTATAAAGATTATGCACGTGATATTGTTATCGAAACATTAAAGAAAGGAACGTCTGTTGCCCTCTATATTAAACAGATTCCTTCCCTAAACAAAGTTAGTCCGACCATACGTAACAGACTACCCGACATTGGCCCGTTCAAGTTCTCACAAGGTGAGATAGACTTGGATCTATCAACGAATGACGAACCGAGTTACACATGTCGATTGATTGAAGCGATACCTACAACGTTAGGTGATATTCAGTTAGGAGACGAACAAGAAAATGCAGTCATGGAAATTACTATATCATTCAAGTTCAAAGATTGGTATAGTAAGGCACATGATGCGAAAAGTATATTTGGACAGATACTAGGTGGTCTAAATATATTCTAGTTAACTACATCATTTCTACATTATAGGAGAATGAAATGGCATTACCAAAGTTAAACTCAGCACCGATATATGAGACAACGGTGCCTTCAACAGGGGAAAGGGTCAGTTTTCGACCGTATCTTGTAAAGGAAGAAAAAGTGTTGATGATGGCGTTTGAATCTGGTGACCAGAAACAAGCGTTAAAAGCAATCGTCTCTACCATTGAAGCATGTCTTCAAGAGAACACTAAAGTACATGACTTAGCGACATTTGATGTTGAGTATTTGTTTACACAGATACGATCTAAGTCGGCAGGTGAGAAATCAACTGTGATGTTGAAGTGTAAGGAGTGTAGCACACAACACGAATACTCAGTTGATCTATCTAGTATTAATGTTGAGATCGGGGAAAGGAAACCAACTGTCGAACTGACAGATGAAGTTTCGATTGAGATGAAGTATCCACCTTACAAGGCATTGATGGACTCTAACCTAAATGCCGATCAAGTTGAACTTGGAATGTCGATGGTTGTTCACAGTGTTTCCGCCATCATTACTAAACAAGGATTGGACGAAGAAAGAATAGATGCGAAAGATGTGTCTAAGAAAGAATTGTACGAGTTCATCGAATCGATGACGAGTGAACAGTTTGAGAAAGTTACCAAGTATATCGGTGACCTTCCATCAATGAAACATGAAGCGAAGTTTACATGTTTGAATTGTGAAACTGAGAATGAAATTGAACTTAAAGGGATATCGGATTTTTTATCCTAAACCTTTCTCATGATAGTCTTGTAAATCATTATAAGACGAATTTTGCAATGATGCAACATCATCATTATAGTTTAACAGAACTGGACATGATGATGCCATGGGAGAGGGAAATATACGTAGCTATGTTATTAGAACATGTGAAGGAAGAGAATGAAAGAATAGAACAACAGAATAAACAAAACGGATAGTAAGAAATGGCAAGACAGACGAGCATACAAGGTGCGATCGACCAACTAAGATATTCTAACGAAGTCAGACTTAGTGAAATCAGTGACCATTCAGATGATATTGCATTCCAGACACGAAGCACTAAGATTCTTATTGGTGCCATGTTGGATGGGATGGCGATTGATCGTCAAAGAGGTCAAGATAACCGAGAGGGCGACGACCGTGGTGACCGTGGTGGCCCATCTGGCGGTGGAGGCACTCCCCCTCCTGCCCCTCAAGATAACGGTAGTTTTGGACTCGTCAGGATACTCGGTGGAATCGTTGCTGGTTTGACTGGTGCGGTTCTTGGTCTTGTCGCTGGTATTGTTAAAACTATTACTCGTCCATTCACTGAATTAGCTAAGAGTACTAAGGATTTCTTTAAGAACACTAAGTTAGTTCAGTTCGTACAAGGGAAATTCGCTAGTATGATTACTACGATAAAGGATTTCTTTAAACCTGTAGCGAACTTCTTTAGTAATATTAGTAAAGCATTTAAGGCAGGACTAAGAGGTGAAACCAGAGCAGTCCGTGGTGCGATGGGAAGATTCGTTAGTCTTCAAAGAGGAATAACTGGTTTCTTTGCTAGCATAGGTAGAATGACGAATAAGTTCATCCTTAGACCATTCAATAGAATCCGAAGAGCAATAGGTTCTATCGGTAGAGTAATGAATGGTGCAGCTGCCCAAACTGGTAGGATAGGTCAGTTCTTTAGTAAAATAGGTGACGGATTTAGAACGGTCGGTAGACTCTTTAGTGGGTTTGCCAGAACATTTAATGTTGTATTCAGAGCATTCGCAGTAGTTGGTCGTGTAATTGCACTTCCTATCACAATAATCACTGGTCTTATCGGTGGTATCAAAGGTATGTTCGCAGACTTCACCAAGTCCAGAGAAGAAGGTGATGGTCTACTCAAGAGCGTCACTAAAGGTTTCTTTGGGTTTATTAAAGGTGCGGTCAACGGTATCATCATGATGCCTTTAGATCTATTGAAGAGTGGTAT